GGGGTGGGAGGAAGGTATACACAGTAAGTGGTACCACAACCTCGCCAAGCTCCGCCCCCCGTGTAGGTGTTGCCGTTAAAACTTGGGAGCCGAAGCGTGGCTATATGAAGCCACGCACTTACCATATTGTTTCGGGGGGAAACAATAAACCTATTGTGACATACAATAGCAACATAACGAATTTGACGAAGGCAGTGTTGGAGAGAGTGTTCTATGTGAAGGATAGCGAAGGAAACTTCGTTCCTCCTGTAGAACCACGTGACTTCTCCCGACTACGCGCCGTCCGTAACAAACTTGCGAGGAACACCATGAGAGTAAGTCCTATGACCTACGATCAATTCATCGATAAGTACTCTGACCATAAGCGTATCTTGTATACCAATGCCAAGAGTAAATTGATGGAGGAAGGAATCTGCAAGAAGGACGCTGACGTGAAAATCTTCGTCAAATACGAAAAGGTGAAGCCTGGGGTGCCGCGAGTAATATCACCTCGCGACCCTAAGTTTAACTTGTATTTCGGTGTTTACATCGCCCCTTTGGAGAAGCCGATATATCAGGGCTTGGAAAAGCTCTTCGGCTACAAAGTGGTTGCCAAAGGATGTAATGCAGCCCAGCGCGGAAAGATGATGAAGGATGCTTGGACTAAGTACCGCAACCCTGTTGCGGTGGGCTTAGATGCTAAGCGCTTCGATCAGCACGTCTCCGTCGACGCACTCAAATTCACACACTCCCTCTACCGCATTCTAACATCTCACTTAACTAAGAACCAAAAACAATCGTTTGAATGGTGTCTGAAGAACCAGTTGAGGAATAGATGCAAAGGAGTTTGTCAGGACGGGAGCATAGAGTACGTTGTCTCAGGCAAAAGAATGTCTGGGGATATGGACACTTCCCTTGGGAATGTAATCCTAATGTGCTGTATTATGAAATACACGTTTGACGAACTACAGGTTGATGCAACCTTAGTCAACGACGGTGATGATTGTGTAGTTGTATTGGATAAAAGTGATCTTGACCTATTTACCTCCCAGGTTCCGGCACTGTACCGCAGTTTTGGCTTTGATTTAGAAGTAGAGCCACCTGTGACTGAATTCCAGAAGATTGAATTCTGCCAGTGCCAGTTCTTAGACCTTGCGGAGGGACCACTAGCGGTAAGGACAGTGGAGAAAAGTCTCACGAAGGACATGATATGCTTAAAACCAATCAATAATATAAATGACGTGAGGGCATGGATGGGTTCCGTAGGGGAAGGTGGCCTAGCGGTCGCAGGCGGAATCCCGATCGTATC